ATTTAGGCCGTGACGGTCCCTGGATCGGCTCGGTGACAGTCATCTGCGAGGTCAGCAACGCGCCAGTATAGAGTTCGGCAGCCTCGACCGCGGCCCGGCGATAAAGGTCCAGCATCTCATCAGAGACGCCAGCAACATCGTCGGTCTTGGTGTGCTGCCGGATGAGTTCGATCGATAGCAGCGTCGACCAATCCAACGGCTCCTTGTGCCCCACCGGTAACGGCGAGGCAAAGCGATCCTTGGGTGGCTCGACGACAAAAGTCAGCATTGCACGATCCGCACGTCGATGCAGTCGACGTGATAGTAGCAATTACAATCGCAATCGAGCGCGCCTTGGCGAACAGTGAGCCGGAAGATCTGACAAGTCCGAGCTGCCGGCGACACCGTCAGCGGCAAGGTCACCAGGTACAGACGCTGATTGACGATGGGCCTGCCCACGACCAAATCCCAGGTCGACCCCACGTCGGACGCCGGAACGCCGACACCGAACAAGACCTCGAACACCACCGGCTGATTGTGCCCGTCACTGACTGATACGAAGCAGTTGTCAGGACCGACATAGCCTTGCATCGGCGTGTAGGTGAAGGTGCCGTCGGACTTCAGGCTGAACTTGCCGTGTTGCGTGCCATACAACAGCAACGGCTTGAACGTCAGCACATCATCGTCGGAATCGACAACGAAGGTCTTGAGATCGGCATTGAGCGGCGTGTTGAGCGTGACGTCGAACTCGGTATTGGACGACGCGACCGGAGGAAGATTGCCTGACGTGATGACATCACAGGTTTTCTTCTCTTCGACCGTGACAGTCGGCTCGCAATGCAGTCCACGCAACGCGATCGGCGCTGCCCAGCCGGCATAGTTGAGGTACAGCGGTTGCGTCTCACCCGGCTTGAGCGAGATCGTTTCGCAGCAGCAAGTCACGCAGCCGTCGGACTGCATCGGGCTGTCGATCGTCAAAGCCAGCATGACGGTGGTCCTCGGCTATGAGAAAAGGAGGCGCGGGAGCGACCGCGCCTTAGCTCAGTAGTTTACGTACACTTGTAGCAGGGCGGCACAGCGATCGTCGTGGTCGCCTGCGGCGCGCACGGAGGTGTACAGGTCACTCTGATCATCGCAGTCTCCTCTTGTTCAGGTTCCTTCGAGGCCATTGTTATAGGCGCGTGCCTCGGAGGTGGTCATCGGCCGCGCGTAGCCGTTCTTGATCAGCCAGCTCGCAGTATCCGCCGGAATAACAACGTCCATGGTCTCGATTTCCCACTCAACCCGATAGACCGACGCCGGCGCCAGGTAGCTGGTTTTGAATTCAAACCATTGGATCTCGTCGTTCTTGCCGCTGGTGACGTTCATCACGCAGCCAATTGCAGTGCCGTCGGCCGTTGCCGGAATCGAACCTTCGCGAACGATCAGGCGCTCGTCGGCCGCCATGGCAAACTCCTTACTAGCCAGTCGCGCCAGCCAAGCTGCGCGCAAATTGTGCGCTGCAGTCTAACCCGAGCCAACACGTCCTTGGCAGTATCTACTTCCTGAAAAATTCTAACGTAGCCGTCGAAGTCGGCAACGAACTGCAATTCACGCATCGGCTGCTGCGTGTTCAGCCGCAGCATCAGCGGCGTCAGTATCGGTGGCTGGCCATTGACCAGAATGTCCACCATTGGAGTGTAGGGCGAGAACGTCTCGTTCTGCCCTTCCTTCGCAAACACGAACAGGCGCCCCAAGCTTGCCTCGGGGCGCAGCCTGGCGACAAGGTGAACCTCGTCGCCAGGACCGACACGCAGAGTTTTTCCGACCGCAACCCGCATTATCTGGGGCCGCTCAGAATAGCGACGACCTCGATCTTGCCGGTGTCGCCGGATACCGCTTCGATTTGGACGAAAGCGTCAGGCTTGCACGGCAACGCCGCCGTACATAACGCACCCGCTTTCGTTCCAGCCGGGATAATAATATGCGACTCTGGGTTTGGAGTAATTCCCCAAGGTCCAGCACAAGTGATCACCTCCTCAACAGGATGTTGCGGAAGTAAAGGGACACAGGGATTAGCTGGATCCGCCGGTGCTGCAACAACTTCGAAATCCGCGTCCACAAGAATGTCGGCAACTACGTGGAACGTGAAGCTGAAGTTGATGTGTTGACGAACATCAATCGGCGGATTGAGATTCTGTGCCGTGATTGCTCGCCATGCCAGAACACCTCGGTTCTGGGTCGCTGTGTTGATATTCATTTCACTCCGCCTTTCTGAATTACTTCGGTCCGCCTCTCCGGTTACTTCGGCCCGGAGAGGACCGCGACAGCTCGAACGTCAGCACTCTCGCCGCTGACAGCCCGAAGCTTAACGAAAGCATCCGGCTTGCAAGGAATTGCCGCCGAACATTTGGCACCCTTTTTGGTGCCGGCGGGAAGCACGATATGCGTTTCTGCATTGGGAACAGTGCCCCAAGGCGCGACGCAGGTCAGCACTTCCTGGACTGGGTAAGCCGTACCAGGGAGACACGGATCGGCATCGCTAGGCGGCGCAGCATCGACTGCGAAGATGGTATCCACACCAAGATCAGCGATAACCTGGAATGTCCAAGCAAACTTGGTGTGCTGGCGAATATCGATCGCGATCGCCGCGGTGCCATCCCAGGCCAACAGGCCCGTGTTTTGGATGGCAGTATTTCCGAAGTTCATAGACATGTTGACCTTCTCCTGTGGATTTACGGGCGGATCACGGACCGACCGTGATGATGCGCGCGGCCGGGCAGCAGGCGGTGAATCCACCGTCTTCCGCACCGAACACGTACTTGACGCACCATGCAGTCGATTGCCCTTCCCACTGCTCAATCCACAGCGGACGCTTGCTGACGGCGTAGTAGGCCGAAGACCACGCGCCGACGCCAACCAGGAAGTCGCCGGTGATGAACGGCGCGGCTTCGGAGCCCTTGGTCAGCCCATAGGTCGGATCAGGCAGACAATTGCTGATCCGGATATTCTCACGCACATCGTTCGGAGAGTAGGTCATGAGACCGTCGCCAAAGATGAAGCGGCCGTTGCTGTCCACCATCGCAGCGAGATGCGCGAACATGTTCTGGTGCATCACCGCTGTGACCGGCCCGTACTCGATCGGCACGGAGCTGTAGAACAGCCGGAACTCCGCGTGAGTGAACGCGGTGGTCGGGGTCTTGAGCCGGGAGAAGCAATCCGCGGCCAGCCAGCCGAGCGGCTCGTTGATGCCGGTGCCGACCATGAGCGCACGATTGCGCGCGATGGTCTGGGCACGCCGTACTGCCGTGTACATGAACGCCAACAGATCGTAGTTGGCTTCAGTCAGCACCTTGCGCTGAAAGCAGAACACGCCGCGATAGTCCGACACCTGTCCGGACTTGAACGTGATGTTGCCCTCCGGTCCGTACTCGGCGTCGCACTTGGCATCGCAATCATATTGCCCGATCGCACCGTAGTCGGTGACGTGCGGGTACATGAAGGACGACTTGGTGACGTTGACCTGGCCATAGAGGTCAGTCATGCCGGCACAGTCGATGATGCAGTCCACGTTGATGCCGAGCATCTCCGGCACGAAGATGGCGCTGTCGAGCGATGAGGCTTCGAATGCCTTGCGCTCGTGCTCATTGAGACTGGCGATCACCTTGCGCTTGGGCTCGATGCCGACGTGGCGCACCATCTTGCGCACCGCCGAGCGGTAGGCTTTGACGTCGACGAGATTGTCGAGGTCTTCCTTGAAGTCGTCTTCGCTGCCGCCCTTGAACATGAACGCGCGCTTCTGACACTCGATCGCGGCCTTGCGGTCGCTCTCTTCCAGCTCCTTGCCGCCTTTGAGCAACGGCATGTCGAGCTGTTTCTTGACGAAGTCGAGCGCAGACTCGAGCTTCTGATTATTCGCGATCAGCTCACTGTAGGTCGTGGCGTGCTTGAGCACCGTGGCCTTGAGTTCGTCAGTCTCGGCTTTGATGCCGCCGAAGTTGGTGGACAGCTCCTTGTACTGGTCCTCAGCACTCTTCTTGCCCTTCTCGAGAGCAGAGGAGATGTCGCTGAGCTGCAGCATCACCGGCTCGAGAATCTTCTCGGCGGCTTTGGTGTCGGGAGGCGCTTCCTTGGTGAGGAACGTACCGACCTTCAGGCGTCGATTGAGGTCACGCTGGTGGATAGTCATGATGGGAATAATCCTTGAGGATGTGCCGGCTAGAGCAGCGATTGCACCTTGGCAAGCTGGTCAAGCACCGGCTTCAACATGGAAGCATCCAACAAGGGATGCGGCGGAGTTTTGACATCGCCACCATCATGGGCGGGTTTGTCTTGGAGCAAGTGCGCGCAACTCTTCATGAGGGCGAAGAACTTGTGCGCCTCGTTCCTGCTGTGGGCGAACCCTTTGGCCGCAAGGGCTCGTTCGAGTTCGACCACAGTATCTGTATCCTTGAGAGCCATGAGAGCCGGCGCCATCTCGGCGAGCCAGGCTTTGAGATCGATGTCTTCTTGCTTGATCTGAGTCATGCGCGCGTCCGGACAAGCCGGGAATGCCACAATCGAGATCTCGCGCAGGTCGCCCTGCTTGATGAGAAAGACCTCTTCTTTCTCACCCTGAGCATTCATCTGCTCGGCAAAGTCGAAGTCCTCAAGCCGGAAGCCGACCGAGAACGAGAGCCCGCCCGCGAGCTTGGTCTCTTCATAGATATCGCGCACGCGCGAGGATTTGAGGGCAAGCTCGGCCTCGATCTCCAGGTTCTTGCCGACGGTCTCCAATTTGCGAATCACACCCATCGGCTTTTCCGGGTCGTGATGCGCGAGCAACAGAACGCCGCCGGGACCACCGAAGCCTTTCTTCTTGATCGAAGCGCTGAATGCGCCAGGTACAACCACATGCCCATAGGCGTCGATCGTTGGACTCGAGGCGACGCCGGCGATGAAACCGTCGGGCTTCTCCGTCACCGCACGAGTCTCGAAGCTCATGTCGTGCTGGAGGACGTCGCCAGCTTTCCAATCCTTGCGGGCCATCACGACCTCCCTTGAAATTCAATCACTTTGGTATCCTCTTCATCCGACTTCGTCGGTCTCGCTGGCGGCGCCGGCGCGGGTACTGGCGGCTTCGCCGTATCCAGCTCTTCAGTCGTTGGCTCGAAGTCGAGAACTCCGCGCTTCTCGGTTGCAGTCAGGAAGTTGACCTTGCTCAGAGTCTCGCCGAGTTCGGCGCGGCCCTTCCAGAGCGCGGGGATAGCATCGAGATCGAAAGTGATGCGCGCGCCCGGCGGACAGATCGCCTGCGTCATGCCGGCGGCGATCGGCGCCAG